TTCAATATTATGGTAGTTTAAGTCCTTTGTACGCACAGTATAGACGCATTATCTTCTGTGGGTCACCCTCTAACACCATACCTAGACCATCACTAGGCTTCCAGAGGGCGATTCTATCCTTCTCTAGGACGTCCTTTGGCATCGCTACCGTGAGGGCCGGATTATTACGCAGTCTATCAAGAGCCTGCTGTGCCTTCAGATAGGTTTTGTAGGTGATGCGACCATCAAACAGATGATACTGATAGTTGAAGTGGTTAGGAAGATCATCATGGTGCCCGCCAACTACTAGGTCTAACTCAGTCAGGTCTTTAACGTCGGCGATCTTAATCTTTGACTCCTCCTCTACCTCACGGGCTACACCCTCTTTCAATAGAGCATGGAGACGTGTCTTTGTGGAGCGATGATGGATCTTTATTGTCTCGAATTCCTTGTACTCCACCTGCCCCTTTGGTGGATCCCAACTCCGTTTCTTCGTGTTACCCACGTCGTGTACCAGAATAAAGTGTGGTTCGGATGCTCTCAGGTGAGGTGGCATCTCTACTTCAATCATGGCAGCCGTCCTTAGAAAGACCCACGTATCGGAATTAGGGAGGGCAACGTACGCGTAGACCTTGTTGAACCGTCTAAAATGGTGGGCACCGAATCTGATACCGGGAATGTCGAGATTCCATCCTTTTATGGCGAGACCCTTATATTGTACACGCTCACCCGAAATGGTGACATGCATCCCTAACGCGGGTGGGTAAAAATTTCTCTAACGTCTTGTACCGAAGTTAAGAACTCCCTTCGGAGAAGGGTTGCTTGGCAGTAGACTCTTGATTAGAGTTAAATCATTGTCATTGAGATTTAAATGACCTTCGTTTACACTATTAATCAGTTCCTGTGTCGTACTATCTGTAAATGTCAAATTGCCGTCGTTATAAGCTCGCTTAATAATAAAATATATAACGCTATGCCAATCACGTACAATATAATGGTAATTTGAGATAACAGAGTAATAATCTCCGTAGTAGAGATTGAACATCTGAGGGGAACGATAATAGGCTAATAACATTACCTGCTCATCTGTATGCCCAATCTCCTTAAAGAGTAAGTCATAGAAAACTCCCATCATCAGTGTATAGAGTCTAGCCATATAGGTCTTTTCTACTGAGAAAACAGTACCTGCCAAGCCACACATACCCGCTTTTACATTATCAAATAGATTCTCTCTTTCGCTGCTATCCCAATAACGGATCATCTGAACAGTCACTTTTGATCGCGGTGATGCTATCATCCTGAGTGCGTCTGCGTGAAACGTCTCTGAATAGGCAACATGACTGCAACCAAAATCCACCCAAAAATAATGAGTCGCCTTGAAATCCGCTCGTTCTTGAGCTATCTTTAAGGCATGGATCTTGAACATACACGTAAGGTAGTATGACGCTGTACATCGTCCTTCAATGGGCTGTTTATGCTTTATCCAATTATCGTTTGCGATCGGCCAGTTTATCTTGTAAAAATCGTATTCGACTAACGACCGCTCTACATAGATTGTCTTCTCATTCGGACCTATCAGTTCGTCTCGTAGGCTCTGGATCCACGGTCTAGTAGTAGCGTCGCAGAAGATCACCATTGGTGAGTCTAGTGCTAGTGTCCCACGACCGGCTTTCAGATAGAACTCTGGAGACCGCGTTCCAGTTGTAGCATCTGGTAGGTCTTTCAGATTAAAATACATTGTCACTATTACTGAGTGCGATCCCATTCTGTCTAGATATTTTCAGAACACTTTATATAGAATGGCACCCAAGTACGATATGACCTGCCACGCTGTTATGGAGTGGGCCAAGGCTGAGCTGGAGCACGTGGGCCGCATAGCCGCGGTAGAGGATGTTGACATCCAGTATTCATATGCTCAGAGCACGGTCAACGGGATGCTGCACCTCCGTGATGCACTTTTGGAGCTGGTTAACAACGACGAGCATGTAGAGCACAAGGCCGATCTCAAGCGGACTCACGACAGCGTTGTCCGCGTGATCAAGCATCTGATCAAGGATTACGATGTTAAGCTGGAGGAGATAAAGACGTTTAACACCCGGCATGTGCTTGGCGATCTCTCCTACCTCAATGCGGCTAACAACAAGTCCAATAAGACGCCGCGTAATAACAATCGCAAGAACGGCGGACGCCGCCGCGGCACACGTAAGGCTCACAACCGGCGTTAAAACTGTAATAGAGAATGTAGAATGAGCAAGGGGTATTGCCGAATCACCGCTAAAATCAGAGACTGCTTGCTTCGTAACCTATCTGGCAGGTGGGACTGCATACTACCCTCAGACAATAGAGGCTGGATTGGCTGCTTCAACAGTTGCCTACAACAGAACAGGGTCGGTGATTGACTGTGCGTCTTTCTCAGATCTGAACTCCCTCTATCTAACTATCAATGCTCAGACAACACCCAGTCCTATTTTGATGGGGCGGCAGTGGTTGTTAGAGGATCTCAACAAGCCACTCTATTTCAAGATCAACGGTGAGACCCAGCAGATTCTCCGTCTAGTGAAGCGAAAGACGGGTGCGGTCACGAGCCACACACAGACATCAGTAGCACCTACTTACAGCACGTTCTATGTACCCACATTTGTTAATTTTGACGCAGAACTTCCCACGTCGTTCTGTATCTTTGACGCAGTATACGTCGCCCGCGTGGGTTGAACGTGGTTAGCCATTGAAAAAGTTAAGACCACACTGTGATTTTAACTTTTATATTACAGCTCTGTGAATTACTCATCGACAGTAACAACCTCCACATCAGGAAGATCCTCTGCGACCTGTGACTCGCTGATAGGTGGTAACGCTGTGTCCATCGTCAGATTCTGAGAGGCACAATAGCCCGTCTCCTGCTTGTAGAGGAGGTTCTCGAGTTCATCATCAGTTGGACCAGCTGTACCCTGCTTGGGCTGGAATCGCTTCATTGCGGGAGCGGCGGCTGTATTGCGGATCAGGGCCTCCTCGTCCAGAAGGATCTGACTGAAGCTCGTACCACCACGGATCGGCTGACCTGTCATGATATTTGCACTGACACCCGTGATCGGGTCCAGCTCGCCATAGAGTGCCGCACGCAACATGATGTCTTCTGTCTGCTCAAAGCTGGCCTTGGCAAGTGGACCGATGTTGTTCTTATTGATGCCGTAGCGATCGACCGACATCAGGCGGCCGCGAGAGGCCATCACATCACACAGCAGACACAAGTGGCGGTAGTTCACATAGGTCTCCTCGAACAGCGTGCTGATCTCCTTGAAGAGCACGGCACGCGTGGCCTCGATACCCAGGTTCTCGAAGATGTCGTGCACGTTGTTGCTGTAGACACGGGCGGCGTCGACATCAGGGTGGCACATCACATCCAGGAAGTTCGATCCATCTGTATCCAGGACAAACTGCTCCACATTGACGTATTTGTCGCCCATCAGCTCGTACATATCGTTAGTCTTCGTGAAGGAGACTGTGCGAAGGCCTGGGGCACCGCGGACGATGGTACCACCCAGAATCTTGTTCTGGAGCATCTTCAGTTGACTGAGACTGTTCAACGGGTCATCATCCTCCTCCTTCATGCGAAGACGGAAGACCAGGCGTGTCGAGTTGTAGTCGCTGTAGATCGTCGATACCTCGGTGTTGAACTTCTGGTCGAGGACATATGCTACATCGTCCATAGTGATATTCTTGCTGAACATCTTCTCGCGGTCCAGCTCCAGGCGAAGGATCCACGGGCTACGCTTCATCTCAGGGACCAGAGGGGCAGCAGGTGGGGCGGCTGTACCGTCCTCCGTTTCGTCGACTGGGACCTTGACCTTTGCCTTGGGCTCAGGAGCATCGTCGGCCTGGGCAACAGCACGTTCGTAGGCGGCGTAGAATGCCAGCCACTGTGCGTCATCGGTGATCAGGGTCGCATCGTCGCGAGGATCGAAGTAGATGCGTGCCACAGTGACAAGGTCCTGGAGGACCGTGAACTCCAGCTCCTGGGCCACGCGGCGGGCCTCGTCCTTGGAATGCCGCAGATCCTTACGGAGTGGAATCGTAAGAGAGACGGCCTTGGGGTTCTTGGTGGCCTTCAGGAGCTCCTTCAGGCGTGGAACACCACGCGTCATATTGGACTTCGCTGCTACACCGGCAAGATGGAACGTGTCCCTCATACAGATCGCGTCCAACGTCATGAAGTTCTTGGTATTCTCTACTGTTACATCATAGACCCAGCCGTGGATGGGTTTGACCTCCTTGATGGTCTTGACTGTATCCCAGACAATGTCGCCCATCTTGGTATGGGTGTTTATTGAGTCTACCAGTCGGTTAACTGCCTTCTGCATGTCGGTTGACTCGATATGGAAGGTCTTAGCAAACAGAGCATTGAACTCTGCTGCCACAGTCAGTGTAGTCTCTGCAGAACTACTGAAGATACCAAACCGCGTTAATAGAAGCTGGGTGCGAATCAGAAACTCAGAGGTTGGGAGGATCATGGTTATTGTTGTATCGATCTGACCGTACGTCTCCATAAGCTCGGCAACAAGATCCTTTACATAGTGGTCGTCAGCCTGTAGAACCCAGTCGGGTAGACCAGATTTAATAGCCTCGGCTACTAGCATGCCGTTTGACTCTACTATGGTCATACCGGAGAGGGCGAGGCTGTTGGCGATAGGCACAACGGTTCCCACCTGAAGGTCAGAGCCATTGACCTCCTTGATCTGACCCTCCACCAGGCTCAGGAAGGACTTCCCCTTTGTGGCCTTGACTTTGCGACCACTCTGGAGAGTGACCTCTAGGATAGTGTCAGTACCATCTTCGTTAATAACAGGGTGGCGGGTGATGGCCTCCAGTTTGGTCCAGACCATCTTGCCCTGCGTGTCACAGGAGATAGCCTGCCAATCGTTACCGTCGTCGAGATCGATGTAGATCTGATCGTTGGCAAGACGCTGGATCTTGGCCTCTGGGGCCGACTCCAGGTAGTTGTCGATGAACTCGCCGATCTGCGGACTGATAATACGCCCGTTCTTGGCGATCATGATCCGTGTATCCCAGTCCACACTGTTGAGCGTCATCTGCGTACTGGGCTCACCAATAGACTGGGCCGCAATGATGCCCACCATCTCACCAGGGTTGGCCATTGCCTTCCAGTGCTTCAGTACAATCTGCTCCGCAAGAAGATCTGCAGCCTCACGACTGTAGCGGAGCTTGGTCATCTTGATAGGAGCCATGTGGTAGCGGAGAAGGGCGTGCCAGAGACGGTTGCGAGGAGCTGTCCTTTCAGCAATAGAGGTCTGAAGCTGGATCAGGTACTCACCCGTGACCGGCGTCTCCTTGCCCGTGAACTCAAACTGACGGGCAACAGTGTGGATCAGTCGATCCAGGTGGACAGGATAGTAGACATTCTGCTTGTCTGCCTTCTCCAGGCGACTACGGAATACACGCTCCACCAGCATGCGACGATCCTCCATCCCTGCGGCAATATAGGCAGCCTGCACCTTGGCAGATGCACCAGGTACGGCATAGGCCTCACTGATCTGTGCATCCGTCATTGCACCCAGATTCAGGGGCTGGCTCTCGATCTTGGTACAGTTGATACTGTCCTCACCATAGGAGAACTGGATGATGTTCCCCACAGCGTCGCGGACTGAGCCATCGTGCTGGATCGTCAGATCCTCCATGGCCTTCACCAGCTGACGCTGCATATATCCTGTATCGGCCGTCTTTACAGCCGTGTCGATAAGACCCTCGCGACCTGACATAGCGTGGAAGAAGAACTCGTGAGGGGTGAGGCCCTTCACGAAGGAGGACTCGATGAACCCACGGGCGGCCGCACCGTCATCGAACCGCTTGAAGTGCGGTAGTGTCCGGTCCTGGAATCCGTAGGGGATACGCTTGCCCTCGATGTTCTGCTGACCTAGAACGGCAATCATCTGAGCTACGTTGGTGTTAGAACCCTTCGAGCCCGCCTTGATCATGTTCGTCATGCGGTTGTCATCGCTTAGCGAGTTACGACCCGCCTTACCTGCACGATCAATAACCTTGTTCAGCGTGGCGAAGATCTTCGACTCGAACTCCTCGTGATTTGAGCGACCAGACGAGTTATCGAAGAGGCCCGTGTGGACCTGGAGCAAGATATCCTCAATCTGGCCCTTGAGGACCGACAACTCCGTCTCGATCTGCCCCTTCGTCTCCTCATCGGCAATCAGATCTGAGATGCCTACCGAGAAACCCGAATTCATCAGGAAGTTCGCCATCATCCGCTGCAATGAGTCCAGGAAGTCGACAGTCACCTCGTGCCCGTAATCGTTGTAGATCACGTGGATCAGTGCCTTGGAGAACACGTCCTTATCCAGGATCCCCTGCTTGATGATACCGTTGTGGATCTTCACGAAATTTGGGGAATCGAAGTTGTCCTTCGCATCGTCGAAGGAGATGTTACGCATCTCCAGATTTACGGGTGGCAACAGGGTTGAGAGAAGCTGAGCACCTGACCAGAGGGGGTGAGGATCACTCACAGCCGGTGCTGGTAGATTGCCGTCCCAACGCTGAGCCCAGACAAGAAGATTCATCGCCTCACGGCGATTGAACAACATATTGGGACGGGTGAAACGGTTGACACCGACAAGAGTATCCTGTACCACCGATACGATAGGCTTCGACTCACGGGGACCCACGATCTGTAGAGGGACCGCTGCAATCTCGCGAAGCTCGATGGCTGCCTCAATCGACTGCGGAATATGAGCGTTCATCTCGTCACCATCGAAATCTGCATTGTAGGGAGCCGTAACTGAGACGTTCAGGCGGAATGTGTTGTAGGGGAGGACCTTTGCTCTGTGCCCCATCATCGACATGCGGTGAAGCGATGGCTGGCGGTTGAACAGTACGATATCACCATCCATGATGTGGCGGTTGACGATATCGCCGCTGTAGAGCTGGATCTCCTTAGCGTTCACGTGCTTGAGAGAGATCATACGGCCGTCAGCAGCACGCACAATAGTCTTCGCACCAGGGTACTTGTCCGGACCGTTCTGGATCAGAGCGTAGAGGCGATCGATGTTGAATGCCGTCACACGCTCAGGGTGAGTGAGATTCATTGCGATTTTGAGCGGGACACCCAGCTCGGCGACCGAGATATTCGGGTCCGGCGTAATAACCGAGCGGGCGGAGAACTCTACACGCTTGCCCTGTAGATTGTTACGGATGCGGCCCTCCTTGGATCCTAGGCGCTGCTGAAGCGACTTCAGGGGGCGGCCGCTACGCTGAGCCGATGGAGCGACACCAGGGATCTCGTTATCGATCAGCGTAGCGATGTGGTACTGTAGAACGTTTGTCCACTCATCGATGGCCTTCTTCTTCGCATTCTGCTGAATCTTCTGCGTGAGATTGTGGTTGGTCTTAATGATGTCGATCAGCTTCTGCGTCAGATCGTCCTCTGACCGCTGGTTGTTGTCCTGAAGGACAGACGGGCGGACCTGGGGTGGCGGGATGGGGAGTACCGTGCACATCATCCAGTCAGGGCGGCACCAGAAACGGCTGAATCCCATAAAGTCTACGTCCTCGTCGCTGATGCGGCGAAGGAGGCGGTAGACGTACTCGGGCTCAAGATACCGCTCAATCACACCGTCCTTGAGACCAGCCATGGCCTCAGGATCGTCGGGGAGCTCAGGCATATCCTTCCACTCAGCGACAATACGACAGATATCCTCATCCTTGTACTTGCTGGGCTGGCGGGCACCACAACCATCCTCGATATCCTCACCGCAGCGCGTGATCTTGGAACAGAGCTCTAGGACCTGCTTCCAGCGAGCCTCGCCCTTCGACCTGAGAAGATGGCGGTAGCGGTTCTTATCGATGCGGAGCTTACCACACTTTACACAGATACAGCGTAGGATCTTCATCACCAGCTTGTAGAACTGGATATAGTAGACTGGGCGGGCGAGTTTGTAGTGACCGAAGTGGCCAGGGCAGTTGTGGTTATTCAACCCGCAACTACGACAGAGCTTGCCGTTTTCGAGGACTCCCATCCGGGGGTCAAAGAGACCACCGATCTTACCCTCCATAGCAACGTGGCTTGTAATCTCCACAACTGAGCGACGTACAACCTCATCAGGACTGAAGACGCCGAACTGAATTCCAACAATGGTTTCGGTTTCACTTGAGTTCTGAAGGTTTGGCATGCTATCTGCTAGACTAAGCCTTTTTTAAAGTGCTTTTTTCGGCGATGGGGGCCTTCAAATTGATTCACTTTATATCTGTAAAAATTGAGCTATGACAAAGGAGAGGTGGTATGTAGAAGATGCGACTAGAATTGATCATTGGACCAATGTTTGCCGGAAAATCCTCGGCTCTACAGTCGATTGTTAGGCGGCGGCAGGCGATCGGTTGGTCCGTCCTGGTTGTGAAACATACAGCCGATACGCGTTACGTAGATCCTGAGGCGGCAAATGCGGTCGTGGTCAATCACGATAAGCAGTCCTGTGCGGCGGTCGCCCGTAGTGACCTGATGGGGCTCTTGGGTTCTACCGAGTTCGCACAGGCACGGTTGATCATTGTAGAGGAGGGACAGTTCTTTGCTGACATAGTGGAGTTTGCCTTGGCGGCTGTGGAAGGGGCTGGGAAGGATCTTGTCGTAGTGGGCCTGGACGGCGACGCCCATCGCCGGCCTTTCGGTCGCCTTCTAGAGCTGATTCCACTGGCAGACGAAGTCCAGCGGCTCTACGCCTTCTGTAAGCTCTGTGGAGACGGGACACCGGCCCGGTTCACTTCGGCTACAACTTCAGCAATGGTAACGGCCACTCTGGAAGGTGGAGCAAATGTTGGAGGGGCAGATTCATATCAGCCTGTCTGTCGGCGGCACTTCTTGGCCAGCGAATCGAAAACTTGATGACGTGAGTTTCAGATAGTCTAAAAGTCAAAATGCAGAGTACACGCCAGATCGAACAGGACGGTTACTACCAAGAGTCTGCACCTCTCCAACAGACCTCCACACGATACCCCGTTCAACGATGCCTTGCTGCTACACAGACAGAGGTGGCCGAGGTGGTGATCGTGGAGAATGCCGACTATGGTCGGATGCTCTTCTTGAATCGTGAGCTACAATCGGCCTCCTATGACGAGGCGATCTATCACGAGACGCTGGTACACCCCATCATGCACTCGCTAGATAGTCGTGACGATAAGAGTGTGTTGGTGATCGGTGGAGCAGAGGGGGCGACTGTGCGGGAAGTACTCAAATGGGGGCCCAACAAAGTCCGACACGTGGACTGGGTCGATATCGACGGTGAGCTTGTTAACATCTGTCGACGATACCTACGATATGCACCTAACAGTGTTTATGAGAGCGGATACGTCACATACTATAACCAAGATATTATGACTTTCTTGGATACAATGGAACGGGCGGCACGGTATGATATTGTTATTATCGACTTACCTGATCCGGATCCTCAAGAAGAGGTACTTTATGGACCTGTCTTCTGGCATCTGATCCATCGCAGCCTGCGTCAGGGCGGTGGGATCGTATCCCACGTAGGTCCCGTGGAACCACGTCGCCGTCCAGGTCTGGAGATCGTACAGCAGGGTGCCGGTGGCGGCGGTCATGCCTATCACACCCACATCCCCTCCTTCCAGGGTGAATGGGGCTTCTGGATGAATAAGGAGCCGGCTTTCGGCCGGCTCTTCCAGCTGGAGGGTTGTAGCGTGATGGACAATTCGTATCTACGGACGGTATTTCACTGGGATCGGCACTGGTTGGGGCAGTAACGTCTTGTACCGAAGTTAAGTTTGTGATACACAAACCAAGCCAGTATTTTGGCGGAAAATACGCTGTATTGCCCTAACGTTTGGATTTTTTCACTGAGTACAGAAGTCCTTTTATCAGCTTTAGGGCTTCAGCCCTGGTCGAGGTCTTGACAGCAGCTTTTAGGGCTTGGTAATCGGTCTCTCTTACATGTGCCTCATTTTCAGTGTAGAAATCATCTCTATCGGCAAGAATATCATAGTAGATACCGTTCGCCTTCCAGTGCGTACGCTCTTGACTCTCTGGTTTAAAACCTCCTTTTTCTCTCATCGGATTTTTCACTCGTGGAAACGAATCGAATTCCTCCGTTGTAGGCCACAGTGCTACAATACGAGCCGACTGCGTTTTAATCTGGTCTAGACTGAATGTAGACTTAATATCATTACATGTCCCGCAACAGGGTTTCAGATTCTCTAGACGATAGACACGCTCTGTATTGTCTACACGGTCTAGTCCTATTCCTCGTGGACTACGAAATCCACAGAGATAACAGGCCTGCCGAGTCAGTCTATCCCACTCCTCCTGACTGATCTCCATCTTCATATCCCGTTTCTGAGCTGCCATCTTCTTGTAGTTGGTGTAGTTGTTGTTGTTTGCACGTCCGTAGTACTCAGGCCAGTCTGCATAGAATTCTTTCGGAGCCGTTGCTCCGTTGAATATATGGCAGAGTCTGATGAAGAACGAGGGATGGAAATAGTGCTTGAGCCTGTTACAGAGGTCGCAACAGGGAACACAGTTGGTCTTCTCGTACCCTATGTCGTTATTGATCCGATCGATACCATTGACCTCCGTCTCCTTGAAGTAATCGCAGTAGTAACAGGGTTTAACTACCATGGCTTTGAAGTCGTCTACCTGGAGGTTGATGGTTAGCCCCCGCTTAGTGGCACTCCGAATGTAGTCGTTATAGAAGATATCCATGTTCTGCAGGTGTTCCGCCTTGTAGTTTCTCACTCTATCAACGCGTTTTGCGTCCTGCTTAGTATTGGTGGCGTTACACTTCTGACAGAGTAGACTCTGTTTATTGTAACGCGTAGTGAAAGCAGTATAGTCTGATCCACAGTTCACACAGAGTTGATTCTCTCCACCCACCTCTACAATCACGTTGTGCATCACGGTTCGCTCGTCACGGAGCTCCTTTTCGCGGGCATTGCACTTCTCTCGACAGTCTCTGCACCGCGTGTATCCCTCCTCACAGACGGTCATGCACCCTCTAGCGATATCACAGTACTTGATATTCTTCTCCTTCTCCTCTGCAAGGTGGACGTCACGACTGTGTTTACCGCAGAAGTCCTGCCCCTTAGTCTTGAACCGACAACCCACGTGTTTGCACGCTCCTGTCTTGGAGTTGGGCTGGTACCTGACTCTACAGTCGGCGCACATACCGGCTCTCTCCACTGTTGCGTTGCAACCTCTGAAGAACTTGGAGCAGGGGATCTTGCCGCTGCTTGTCAGCTGTTCATGTTGGTAGTTACGCTGGTGGCGGCCGCAGTACGCGTTCGTCTCTATGGGAGGAAACCGACACTGCTCACCGCTACGTCTACCTGTAACTAATGCTCTGCAAGTGACTACGGATGTGCATGTTGACATTTATGAAATGACAGCATCTAAATATACAGATGTCAATTTTGGACTGCGTGTATGTTTGAACTTTTTGAGCAACCAAAAATCCATATGGGAAGTCCCATATAAAAGATTCTTAATTGGAATACGCGAGGCCACCCATGCCAGACATAATGCGGAGCACGTTATAGTTCGTCGCGTAGACGCGGACCTGCGCCGAGTTGTCCGCACCCACCGTGTTGTTGGAGAGGGTGAGGATGAGCGTGGCATTGTCGATACGCGAGAAGTTACAGGTGCCAGAGGGCTGGTGGTCCTCGGGCTTGAGGGCGAACGAGTAGACGTTGATGCCAACCGCAGGCACGTTGGTGTGGTGCTGGTAGGGCTGGACAAGGTTGAAGTAGCGACCCTCGCGCTCCGTGAAGCGATCGTGGCCGTTGAGCTGGATCTTGGCCGTGACGACGGGGTTCTTGCCGGCAAGGCCCTCGACGCGGGTGACCGAGTAGCCGGACTCGAGGACGGCGCGGTCCCACCAGTCGGAGTAGTTGAAGGGCTGCTGGCCCTTCCAGGGGCCGACGACAGAGTCATCGCACGACACGAACGAATCGCGCTGAACAACCCAGACAAGCTCCTTGCAAGGGTGGTTGAAGTTCATGCGGATCTTGTTCGCCGAGGAGGTCACAGACTCACCACCCGTGAACTGGAGCTGCTCGATGAGGTACTCGTGCGAGACCTGGGCGAAGCGGCGGCGCTCGTCCGTGTCGAGGTAGACGTAGTCGACGTAGAGCGACGCGGAGACAAGGCCGGCCTGCGAGACGCGGTCGCGGACAAGGTGGCCAGACGAGGCCGTCATGTCCCAGCAGAGGTTCTTGATGTCGTTGAACTCGAGGTTGATCTTAACCTCGTGGTACTGGAGAGCGATGAGGGGAAGAGCAAGGCCAGGGTTGCGGCAGAACCAGAACTGGAGGGGGATGTAGAGCGTGTACTCAGGCGCGCACGAGAGAACCTCGGACGACGCGTTGGGCTCGCCCTGCGCGCAGTCGTTGTCGCAGTTCTCGCCGCCCTGGGTGAGGAGGTTCACGAGCGAAGGCACGTTGCCAACCATGTCGGCATAGCCAGCCTGCTTGCCGGCCTCCTGCGTGAGCTCATTCCAGATCTGGAGCCAGTCGCCGTAGTGCTTGTCGATCTTCTGGCCACCGATCTCGAGCTCGACGTTGGCGATCAGGTTGTGACCGACCCAGTTGAGCCAGCGGAACTGGGCACCAGAGCCGTCAGAGGCAGCGAGCACCACTGAGGGGAGCGTGGCCTGGAGGTAGATGCGGTGGATCAAGTCGCCGTTGCGCGAGATTGTGCACGTCACCTTCTTGCCGAAGTTGGCAGAGCCGTTGAAGGTCTGCTCGATAGCCTCCATAGCGAAGTTCGTGTGGCGGCGGTACACGACCTTGAAGAAGGTGATCTGGGGGTTACCCGTAAGGTAGATATCCTGGGCGCCGTAGGCCACGAGCTGCATTAGTCCACCACCACCCATATTGTCTTATACCTCCTATTCCGAAAAAAAATCGCCGGGAGAGAATAATGCCCGCGGTGAATCTGCGTTTAGTTGACAATGGCACCTAAACAGACTTCTATGGGAATACCATATCAAAATGTCAAATTTCTCACTAAATGAGTTATTAGTCCCACTACCATCCTTATTTGAGTCAAGTACCGAGCTACAGGGAGATAAGTTAACTACGTTAGAGGGATTCCATAATAACAAAATAAGGAAATTCAAGGATACACGCGAGTCATTACCACAGCTCCGTACTGAGCTGACAGAGCTTCGTGAAAGATTGGCTGGTTGGCCTATAGAGTCCAGATTCAACGATGAGCATAAAGAGGCCCTCGATATGGAGATCGATATCAGTAAGCGTATAGCCGACATAGAATCGGATAAGGATCAGATGGACTACTATCTTAATGTTGGAGACATTCTCTTCGCTCACTATGATACACAGCAACGAATTGCGACGGGTGGTTCAATAAATAATGAGAAACTTGGACGACTACGTACCCCCACTAATTCTGTTCTCTCCTATTTCAAGAGTGATAACCCTATATTTGAAGAGCGACCTGTAAAAGAGAATAGGGTGAAGACCCCACGAGTTGCTTCTGAAATAGCCATTGAATTAGACGGTATGCGACGTGATAAGGCTCTAGAAAAGTACCTCTCTATTGTGGAGCCTACAGCTATCAAATCTGGCATTATGCCTGGTTCAGGCATAGAATCCGACTATGGCTGTTGCCCTCTCTGTGATAACGAGATGTGCTTTGCCCAGAACGAAGCACTGCTGAACTGCTCCAAGTGCGGATTCCAGGACTTTATTCTGATTGATTCGGAAAAGCCCTCTTACAAGGAGCCGCCCCGTGAGATCTCGTATTTTGCTTACAAAAAGATCAATCACTTGAATGAGTGGTTGGCTCAGTTCCAGGCCAAGGAGACGACAGAGATCCCACAGGAGATCTTTGAGCAGATCCAGAGCGAACTGAAAAAGGAGCGGATCACGGATACCAGTAAACTGAAACCCTCCAAGCTGCGTGAGATACTGAAGAAGTTGAAGCTGAGCAAGTATTATGAGCACGTGGCTCACATCATGAACCGTCTCAACGGTGTACAGGCACCTGTGCTGTCGCGCGAGGTCGAGGATAAGCTCCGCTTCATGTTCCGTGAGATTCAACCGTCCTTTATCAAGCACTGTCCTAAGGGACGATCTAACTTTTTGTCGTATTCGTACGTGCTATACAAATTCTGCCAGCTGTTGGAACTCGACGAATTTCTACCGTGTTTTCCTTTACTCAAGTCACGTGAGAAACTCTATATGCAGGACAAGATCTGGCAGTGTATCTGCGACGACATGGGGTGGGAGTTTATCAAGTCTATCTAACGTCATATATTTGACGGCACAAAAGTTAACAACACGGTGTGTTGTTAACTTCTGTATCGGATGATAGATTCGGTATGAGATTTACTCAAATATGGCGGAGAGCTTCTTCGCAGCATGTTTGGCCATCTTCTTGGCGGCAGTCATTGAACGCGTGACGGGGCGGTGTGTGGCGGCACGCATATTACGGAGCGTGTTACGGGCCTTAGCCGCCGCGGCCTGACGCTTGGCCTTGGTGACCTTGGTCATAGACCGGGTGACCGCACGGTGCTTGTTGGCGTTACGCTTCATGGTAGCGGCACGGCGGGGCATTTTATATCTTATATAACGATTATAATTCGGTTACGGGAGTCAAATTCTAACATAGAGGGCGTCGCCCCAACCCGCTCCGGTCATATAAGTTAGAACGCGTTTCAGTCCATGGGCTTGCAATAGAGTGTCTATCTCGTTTACTAAGCCAGCTCCCTTATAGACCTCCTGACTATTCACCTCTGTATAGATTGCGTCTACTTGATCCAAAAGGGTGGATGCACCGCGTAGAACCTGTAACTCGATCCCCTGAATATCAAGGTTCCAGAGATTGTAGTCCGTTGGTTCGAGGCGATTCTGACGTAGAAATTCAGGGAGATCTATAGTCGTGACTTTTCGGGTCTCTATCACAACTATGTCAGGATAATCCGTTTTGTGGGTGCCTAACTCCAGCAGACTCGATGACTGCCCATTGTTTGTGATTCTGAATTCTGCTTCACGGGTCATCTCATCTAGAGCGGCACAATAGACATTTGGAATACCCCGTGCTCTGTTATATTCAACAAGCTGTTCGTTAGCGTCTACCCAAACCACATTATTTGGATTGACATTCCACTTCTTATACGTCTCCAACTCTTCGCAGAGATGAGCACCTATATGAAGAATCCCCTCCACATTTATACCCATCGTATCCAGAGTATGTTTAATATCGAGAAGCATCTGGTAGGGTCTCCTACAGCCACTTTAAACTGAATACAATGTTTCACTTGCGAGTCGCAAGAAAGAGATATTCGACAGTATTTGGCTCTAAATCCCTCTGCGAAGCGAATCGCTTATAAGGAATCTCTACACGTTTAAACTCCCAATCTGCCGCTGTAAAGAGACTACCAATCTCTTCGTGTGTCAGTAGACCCTCGCGATTGTAGGAGAGGGCCAGCTTACGTGCCGGCGTCCCCTCTAAAATAGTTTTTAGTGCTTGATGGACCGTCTTTCTGGAGCACCACTGCGACTTTTTGTAGCCGTCTGCTGGGATACCCGTAATACCATTCACGTTTAGGGAATCGGCGTTAATATCAGCTACCGCATTCAAGGGGAAATAATTTGCTCCGTATTGACGTTGATTATAGGGTGGATCCAGATAGATCAGTGTTTCAGGAGTGACATGAGTCGGGTCTACCGCAAGCTGTTGGGTGTCCATCTGTAAAACGGATGCTCGACGTTGTGAGGGGGGGAGTACGTGTAGATGTAAGAGATTTGTTGAGGTATTCTTAAAATTCTTCAGATAGGCTCCGTAGACTGAAGCCACATTAGCCACAGAGTCAGCAGCGGCGACGAGTGCCCCACGGAGATAGTCGCGTTCGGCTGTAGTGTAGCTACTCGAACGGAGTGCTTCACGGATACCGTCAATTCGTTGAGCGTTCAACGTGGTGAAATACATACGACCTGCCTGCTCGCTATAGGTATTTGTAATAAGCCCTGTTTTTGGGGGTGTCTGATCTAACTGTGTGATAAGAGCAGTAATGTTTGGTGGAGGGTTGAACTGTGCTCTCAAAACGGCCACAGAGAAATCCTCCCAATCATTAACTATCAGGGATCTCACGTGCGGGGCGGCGGCAACAGCAATGGCACCAGTACCTGCGAAGGCGTCCACAAGATCTGTCCCTGAAAGGTCGGGCCACTCCTTCTGGAATTCAGCTATTATACGGGTAGCAAGTGTCCTCTTGCTGCCTATATAGTTGAGAACCATCTTATTGGTCCTGGGTCTTTAAACACGCGGTTTGACCGCTGCTCAGCACTGGCGGCATCGGTAATAGGCTCCTGATTCGGGGATGCTGATCATGTAGATGCGGTACGGGTTGAGTTTCAATAATCGATCGATCATGACTGTATCTGTCATCAGATCAAAGGTTTTGGGTATCTCCATTGAATCTATATAGAGATGATACGGTTGTCTTGCTCGGCTGACTACGGCTGTCCAGTGATACCCTCCTAGATTTACTAATAGACCCAATAAGCGTGGTCTTACGATAGGGAGCTGCTGCTTCAAGGCCTCAACCCCCTCCTCGTGAAACGGTAACTCGGTCACAGTATATCTCATTTCATCCTT